CTTTATAGTGCACAAGTTTTTTAGATGATTTGCTATGTTCTTTACCTGTGAATAAACCGATTAACGTAAATACTAAATGGATAGTTTAATGGATGAAAATAAATTAAAGTCGATTATTGAATCTGAAATAGATAATGCCTTAGGGTTTATCGAAACAGATACTACAGACGAAAGACAAAAAGCATTAGAGTACTATCTTCGTGAGCCTTATGGTAATGAAATAGAAGGTAAGTCTTCTATTGTTACTGGAGAAGTAGCAGAAGTAGTAGACGGTGCACTCCCACAACTTATTCGTGTATTTACATCTTCTGATAACGTAGTTGAATTTCAACCAGTCAATGATGGTGATGAACCATTTTCTAAACAAGCTACAGAATATTGTAACTGGGTATTTTATAAAGATAATGATGGTTTCTTAATCCTACATAATTGGTTTAAAGACGCACTTTTACAAAAAACAGGTGTAGTTAAAGCCTATTGGGATGACAAACAAGACGTTACTAAAGAAAAGTATGAAGGTTTATCAGACGATGAACTCCTTATGCTTATGCAAGACCAAGAATTAGAAGTTATTAGTCAAGAAACTATAGAAAACTCTATAGAAGTCATAGACCCTATGACAGGGATGCCAGCAGTAGACCTAATGACTGGTATGCCTATGATGCAAACTAACAGAACGCATAACGTTAAAATTAAAAAGACTGTAAACAAGGGTTCAGTAGTCGTAGAAAACATACCACCAGAAGAATTTTTAATATCTAAACGTGCAAAGACTATACAAGACTCACCTTTTGTAGCTCATCGTAGACAAATGACTCGTTCAGAGTTGATTGCAATGGGTTTTGATAGAAAAATTGTAGAAGGTCTTGCTGCTGGTGATACATTAGAGTTTAGTCCTGAAAGAATTGCTCGTTATACTCGTGGCGAAGAGCCAAACTCTATGGGTTCACAAGATGAATCTATGGAAATCATAGAAGTTTACGAATGTTACATCAAAACTGACTATAATAATGACGGTATTGCTGAATTAAGGCGTGTAGTATACGCTTCTCAAGAGATTTTAGAAGATATGGATTGTGATTATGTACCTTTCCATTCTATTTGCCCTATTCCTATCCCACATAAGTTCTATGGTCAGTCTTTAGCAGACAGAGCCTTAGACTTACAGCTTATTAAGTCTACAGTTGTAAGACAAATGTTAGATAACCTCTACCTTACAAACAATTATCGTGTAGGTGCAGTAGAAGGACAAGTAAACCTTGATGATTTACTTACATCTACAGCAGGTGGTGTGGTTCGTATTAAGAATCCTAACGCCATTGTGCCTATGATTGTTCAATCTAACGTAGCACAGTCTTTCCCAATGCTAGAGTATTTAGATGGCATACAAGCAAGACGTACAGGTGTATCAGATTCACAAAATGGTATTGACCCTAACATACTACAAAACGTAACGGCTGCTGCTGTGTCAGCAATGTCACAAGCAAGTGCAGGTAAGCTAGAATTAATAGCCCGTATCTTTGCAGAAACAGGTGTTAAGAGCCTTTTCAAAGGAATCCTACAGTTACTATGCAAGTATCAAGATAAAGAGCGTGTGATTCGTTTAAATGGCAAATTTATACCATTTAATCCAAGAGAATGGAACGATCAATACAATGTTTCTATTAATGTAGGTTTAGGTACAGGAACTCGTCAAGAGCAACTTGCTACTATGCAAATGATTCTTTCTAAACAAGAAGAAATTATACAAGGTTATGGACTTTCTAATCCACTTGTCTCTATTAAACAATACAGAGATACATTAGCTAAGTTTATTAATATGGCTGGATTCAAAGATGCAACTGCATTTATGAATGAAATTACTCCAGAACAAAATGAACAGTTCTCACAACCTACTCCACCTAAAGTAGATGCTAACGTAGAAGCTACACAAATCTTAGCACAAGTAGAACGTGAAAAAGCTGACCTCAGGTCTAGAACAGAGATGGCTAAACTAGATTTAGAACGTGAACAAATGCAAATAGACAATGCTCGTAAACAACTTGAGCTACAAATGCAAGAAATGAAAATACAAGCAGATGCAGAGAATAATGCAGAAAAAACTCGTGGTGACCAAACTAAAATTATTATAGAGGCATTATCTAAGTTTAATGAAATGCAAAAAGGCGATATGAATGTCGGATAAAACACAAGCAATAGCTAACTTTTTAAACGATAAGTATTTCCAAGAAGTCATTAAAGAAATAACAGATAACCACTTACAAACTATTATTAACTCTAACCAAACAGATTACGAAGTTAGAGAACAAGCATACAACCGTATAGCTTGTATAAACGAACTCATCAATACTCTTGAAGGCATTGCTAAAACTAGCGATATTAAGAGTAAACGATGGAACATATTTTAGACAATTCTAAAATGGGCTACCACCCCTAGTGGAAACATAGGAAATAAAAATGAGTGAAACAACCATGACTCCAGAAGATGGAAGTGGCACGCTTACAGTAGGACAAGCAGCCAATGCGTTTGAAGGTTTAATGAATACACCAGCGAACTCGAAAGAGGAATCAGAAGGTGTAGAACAAGAATCATTAGAAGCAGAAGCTCTAGAAGCAGAGCCACAAGAAGAAGTTGAAGAAGTAGAGGCTACTGAAGAAGAACAAGAAGATGATGAAACTGAAGAAGAGGAACAACCTCGCTACAAGGTAAAAGCTGCTGGCGAAGAAAAGGAAGTTACCCTTGATGAATTAGTTAAAGGTTATCAACTTGGTGCTGACTACACTAAAAAGACTACTGAAGTTGCTGAACAACGTAAGGCTAATGAAGCTGAACGTGCAGCAATAGAAGAAGCCAAGTATGCGAGAGATACATATGCTCAACGTCTGCAAGCTATAGAGCAATTTATAACTTCACAGACGCCACAGGAAGATTTATCTTACCTAAAGGAAAACGACCCTATCGGATATGCTGTTAAAGTGGCTGAACTTTCTGAAAAGAAAGACCAACTTAATGCTATAAGAGCCGAGCAGTACAGAATTGGACAAATCCAACAATCTGAACAAGCTCAAGCCATGCAACAAAGAGTTGCTCAAGAAGCACAAAAGCTAACTGCAATCCTACCAGAGTTTTCAGATCCAACCAAAGGCGAAACAGTCCGTAAGGAAATTCGCAACTATGGCAAAACGCTTGGTTTTACAGACGAAGAGTTATCTCAAGTCTATGACTCTAGGCACGTTGTTACTTTGCATAAGGCTATGATGTATGACAAATTACAAAAGTCAAAGCCAGCAGTAACAAAAAAAGTTCAGAAGCACCTAAAATGCTGAAGGCTGGTTCTGCTAATACAAAAGCAAATAACACCGAAACAATAAAGAAACAATCACAGCAGTTGCGACAAACAGGCAAAGTCCGAGATGCCGCAGCTTTATTTGAACAATTTTTAGAATAAGGAAAAATCATGGCAACGTTCCAAACCTATACCGCTATCGGTATTAGAGAAGATTTAACAGATGTTATTTACAACATCTCACCTACAGAAACTCCATTTATGAGTTCTATTGGTAAAACAAAAGCAACAGCAACATATCACGAATGGCAACTTGACTCACTTGCAGCCGCAGCAGCTAATGCAGCAGTTGAAGGTGCAACAGCTTCTGATATTACAGTAACTCCAACAACACGCGTAGGTAACAGAACTCAAATTTCTGAAAAGACAATTAAGATTTCTGGCACTATGGAAGCAGTAAACAAAGCTGGTCGTAAATCTGAAAAGGCTTACCAATTAGCTAAAGTTTCTAGCGAACTTAAACGTGATATGGAAAAAGCACTTTTAAACAACACAGTTGCATCAGCAGGTAATGCTACTACAGCTCGTACACTTGGTGGTCTACAAACTTGGTTAAATTCTAACTACGTTGGTGGCACTAACGGTACTGCTGGTTCATTAGGCACTACAGCTCGTGTATCTGGTACAGACGCAGCTTTCACAGAAGCAATGATTAAGTCAGCAGTTAAATCTGCATATACTAATGGTGGTACTCCAACCATTCTTATGACAACTCCAACACAAAAAGTAAACATTTCAGCGTTTACTGGTGTTGCTGCTCAACGTTACATGGCTCCAAGTGACAAACCTACAACAATCATCGGTGCAGCTGATATTTACTTATCAGACTTCGGTACATTATCTGTTGTTCCTAACAGATTCATGACTGCAGATTCTGGTGATAGCGGTGAAGTAGCATTTGTTCTTGACCCAGAGTACGCAGCAGTTGCATATTTACGCCCATTCCAAACAAATGAATTGGCTAAATCTGGTGACGCAGATGTAACTCAACTTTTAGTAGAATACACACTAGAAGTTAAGAATCAAGGTGCTCACGCAATCATTGCTGACTTAGCAGAGTAGTTGTAATTTAATGGAATTTTATCCATTATTGAGTGCAGAGGTTGTAGGTCATACTTACACCTCTGTCATTCTTTTTATAGTGACATTTTAATATGCAACCTACAACATTTAGAACAAACGTTGTCCATGATACTGATGATGGTTTAGTAATTGAAACTAGACAAGACATTACAGATATTATTGAGGACAATCACAATCAACGCAAATATACAGATAAACGCACTCGTTGGGGTGATGATATATTTGATAACAAGATAGCAAGTATTCCTATGACTGTCTTTGACGAATTAAACAAAAAAGGTATTATGCGTGGATTCCATGTCATAGACCAAAAAGGCTTTAGAAGATTTCTTAATGACCCAGATAACAAAGTGTTTCGCACACGAGAAGGCACAGTATAATGGCATTTACAACATACACAGAACTAAAAGCATCTGTAGCTGATTACTTGGCTCGTACAGACTTAACAACACAAATCCCAGACTTTATTACACTAGCAGAAAAAAGACTAAAAAGAGATTTGCGTATTAGACAAATGCTTAAAGTCGTAACAACTGCTATGACAGCAGGTGATGGCACAGTAGCCTTGCCTAGTGACTTTCTAGCAATGAGAGATTTACACTTATCTACTAACCCAGCTAGTGCTATAGAATATTTAAGCCCTAGTAATTTTTATACAAATGCCAGAACAACAGAGTCTGGTAAACCTACAAAATATACAGTACTAGCAGCAGAGTTTGTTTTTGCACCTGTTCCTGATAGTGCTTACACACTTTCTATGCTTTATTATGCAGCACCTACAGAATTAAGTTCATCTGTATCATCTAATGTATTTTTGGCTAACTGCCCAGATTTACTTCTTTATGGTGCACTAGGTGAAGCAGAACCATACTTACTGAATGACGCAAGAATACAGACTTGGGCTGCTCTATATGATAGAGGTGTTAATTCTTTATCATCATCAGATGAGTCTAGTGAGTACGCAAGCAGTCCATTATCAATAACAATCGCATAGGAAAATATCATGGCAGAAATGAGTAATTATTTAGAGAACGCACTTGTAAATGCAACTCTACGCAACACAAGCTATACATCACCCGCTACAGTATATGTAGCATTATTTACAACAGACCCAACAGACGCAAATACAGGCACAGAAGTATCAGGTGGTTCATACGCTAGAACATCCGTTACCTTTGCTGCACCTTCTAATGGAGCTGCTGCAAGTAATGCTGACTGCACATTTCCAACTTGCACATCTACATGGGGAACAGTAAGTCATATAGGTATATTTGACGCATCTACATCAGGAAACCTTTTATATCACACACCTTTAGACACATCTAAAACAATTGAAACTGGTGATATATTTAAGATAGCTTCAGGTAGTTTAACAGTTACATTGGCTTAATATGCCTACGCCATTAACGCTAGAACAACTAGACGTCTATGGTAGTTTAGAAAGTGTCCCATATAGTTTAGACCATAACTTTTATACTGGTAAAGTTTGTGGACCTTGGACATTAGACGAGTTAGATGCCTTTGGTAGTTTAGATAGTTTAGTTTTATCACTAGACGACCCTTTATGGACTACTAATGCTTGTATAAATTTATCAGAAGGTATTGTAACAGCTAGTGCAACCGCTAGTACTTCTGCTAATAGAGTAAGAACAGGTATAGGAAGTGTAACAGCTACAGGCACAGTTATTTCTAGTGGAAATAGAATTGCTGCTGGTGTAGGTTCTGTTACTGCTAACGCATTTTTAGAGTCAAATGCTAATAAAATTACAGGTGGCATAGGTTCAATAACTGCTACTGCTACTGCAACATCTAACGCTAATATTGTTAGATCAGGTATAGGAAGCATCACAGGCAACGCTACAACAGTAGCAAATGGTAATGCTATCTTTATAAGTAATGGTACTATAAATGGCACAGCAACTATAGTAAGTGATTGCAATAGAATTAGGTCAGGCGTTGGAGTTATCGCTTCTACAGGAACAGTAGCTTCTGATAGTGTTAGGACAAGAACGACATCAGGTTCTATATCAGCAACAGCAACAACAACTGCATTAGGTGGCTTTACCGCAACTGGTGTAGGTAGTATTAGTGCAACAGCATTAGCTTCATGTAGTGCAAATGCAATATTAGTAGGCGTAGGTAGTGTTTCAAGTCTAGCATCTCTAACCGCTAAAGGTTATAGACTAGGTGAGGAATGGTCTACTTCTACCGCAGGCACAGAAACATGGTCTACAGTTTCAGCAGGTGTAGAAACTTGGACAAATGTAACAGCAGGAACAGAAACATGGAGTGATATAGCAGTAGGCTCTAACACTTGGACAGACACTTCTTCTAGTAGTAACACATGGCTTCAACAAGGATAAATTAAGGACTCAACATGGCAAAGACAAAAATTTCAGAATATTCAACAACCGCTGCAAGTAATACGGATATTGATAGCACCGATATTAATGAGGGTTGTGCACCTTCAGGGATAAACAACGCTATACGTTCCCTAATGGCTCACCTAGCTGTAGACTATACATCTACACAAGCCTATACCACTACAGCAACTGCGGCAGGTACAACTACACTTACTGCATCTAGCACACTATTACAATTCTTTACAGGCTCTACCACACAAACAGTTGTATTACCTGTAGTCACTACCTTATCAACTGGACAACGCTACGAGATACATAATAACTCGTCAGGTGCTATTACAGTAAACTCATCAGGTGGAAACCTAGTGGCTACTGTCCCAGCAGGCATTACAACAGTTTGCACTTGTATCTTAATTACAGGCACAACTGCTGCTTCTTGGGATGCTGATATTCAAGGCTTCACTAGCACAGTACCTGTGGCTCAAGGTGGCACAGCAGCTTCAACTGCGGCAGGTGCTAGAACATCACTAGGTTTAGTGATTGGTACAGATGTGCAAGCGTATAGTGCAAACACAGCTTTTCTTAATACTGCACAAACATTTACAGCTTCACAACGAGGCACAATTACTGTCTTAACAGATGGTGCTACTATTACACCTGACTTTGCTGTGACTAATAATTATTCAGTTACACTCGGTGGCAATAGAACTTTAGCTAATCCTACTAACATTACTGCTGGACAAAGTGGTTCTATCTTTGTATCACAAGATGGCACAGGCTCACGCACACTAGCTTATGGCACTAACTGGGACTTTGCTGGTGGCACAGCACCTACATTATCAACTGCTGCTTCTGCTATAGATCGCATAGACTATGTAGTCAGAACTGCTACTTCTATCCATGCAGTATTTACCGCTAATTATAGTTAAGGATTACGAATGTCAATTATTGGCTCAAATATATTAGCAGGTTCTAGTGGACAAGCAACAGGATATAACATAAATAACTCACTTCGCTTTAGAAGTAGTGCATCTGCTTATCTATCAAGAACTCCAGCAAGTAATGGCAATCAACAAATATTTACTTGGTCTGGATGGGTAAAGCGTGGTCAATTATCTTCTGAACAAGCAATTATTGTTTGTAGAACAGGAAGCAATGCTGCATTTGGAAGATTGGTATTTTCAAGTGGAGATGTATTACAATTTTTCGCAAGAAATTCATCTTCAGTTACAACTGCATTATTAAATACAACTCAAGTATTTCGTGACCCTTCTGCTTGGTATCATATAGTTTTAGCTGTAGATACTACTCAAGCAACCGCAGCAAATAGAATTAAATTTTATGTTAATGGAACTGAAATAACTGCGTTTAGCACAGCAACATATCCATCACAAAATACAAATCTTGATTTTAATACAACCGCTGATACATATATTGGTGTTGAAATACCAAACGCAAATTACTTTGATGGTTACATGGCAGAAGTTAATTTTGTTAATGCTCAACAACTAACACCATCATCATTCGGTGAAACATCTACAACTACAGGCTCATGGATACCAAAGAAATACACAAGCACATATGGCACTAATGGCTTCTACCTAACATTTGCTGACACATCTGCTGCAACTGCTGCCGCTATAGGTAAAGATAGTTCAGGTAACGGAAACAACTGGACACCTAGTGGCATATCTGTAACTGCTGGCACAACCTATGATGCTATGATAGACAGTCCTACGCTAACAAGTACGACTGTGGCTAATTATGCTACATTTAATCCGCTTAAAATGCCTGCACCAGCATCTGTTTCTTATACAAACGGAAATTTATCTGTTTCTTGTGCAACTGCTAACCAAACTCCTGCATTAGCTACTATTTACCCATCTAGTGGAAAATGGTATTGGGAAGTTATTTGGACTAGTGGTACTTATGCTAGAATAGGTGTTCAAAATACAACTGTTGCTTCTACAGACTTTGCAGCAGACTCAGCTGGATGGAGATGGGAAAATAATACTGGAAATATTTACAATGGTTCAACTTTAGCAACTGTTTCCACTTATGCTACTAATGATGTTTTAGGTTTTTGTTTAGACTGTGATGCAGGAAAATTCTATGTATCTAAAAATGGCACATGGCAAAATAGTGCTGTTCCAGAGTCAGGCACAGGGGCAGTAGCAACAAATATTCCAACATCAACTTTAATGTCACCTGCTGTTGCTACAGGTAGCTTAACTTCTGTATTTGCTTTTAATGCTGGACAACGCCCATTCGCTTACACACCACCTACAGGCTTTGTAAGACTAAACACATTTAACCTACCTGATAGCACTATCAAAAAAGGTAATACTGTGATGGATGCAACGCTATATACGGGCAATGGTGCAAGTCGTACAGTAACTAATGCAGGTTCATTCAAAACTGATTTGGTATGGGTTAAATCTCGTAGCAATGCTGCTACTTGGCATATTTTAGCTGATTCTGTTCGTGGTGCTGGGTATCAACTTTCATCAAACCAAACTAATGCAGAAATTTATGATGCACAAGGCGTTGGTTTTGCTTCCAATGGATTTACATTGGGTGCTGATATTGTTGATGCTTACTATGGCTGGAATCTTAATGGCGATACTTATGTAGGTTGGCAATGGCAAGCTGGTCAAGGCTCAACATCATCTAACACTAATGGCTCTATTACATCTACTGTATCTGCAAGCACAACTGCTGGCTTTAGTATTGTGACTTATACAGGAACAGGTGCTAATGCAACAGTAGGACATGGGTTAGGTGTTGCACCTAAATGGGTAGTTGTTAAACGCAGAAATGGTGGTGGAACAGAGAATTGGATGGTTTATCATGCAGCAGTTACCACACCTAATGCAAATCCAGGTAACAATAGAATGTTGCTAAATCTTACTAACGCATCTAATACAGACTCTGCAATTTGGAATAACACTAACCCAACATCATCTGTATTTAGTATAGGAACAAGCTCTGAAGTAAATGCTAACACAGGAACTTATGTAGCCTATTGCTGGGCAGAAATAGCAGGGTTTAGTAAGTTTGGTTCTTACACAGGTAATGGTGTAAATGGTGATGGTCCATTTGTATTTTGTGGTTTTAGACCTAAATTTGTATTATTTAAAAATACAAATACAACACAAGACTGGATAATTATGGATACAGCAAGAGATACAAAAAATAAAATGACACAATGGTTATCTGCAAATACTTCAGGTGCTGAATATACAGACGCTAATATTGCTGTAGACTTTGTATCTAATGGATTTAAAATTAGAACATCTATAGGAACAGAACTTAATGGTAATGGAAATACTATTATATTTATGGCATTTGCAGAAAACCCATTTAAAAACGCTAACGCAAGATAACAAAGGAAAATAATATGTTTTTATTAAACGGCAACAGACTTCCAGAAGGCACAGCTTTTACAGATGCTAACGGAAACAAATATCCAGCTAACTTTTTAAACCTTTCTACAGAAGAAGAAAAGAACGCTATTGGTATTACATGGGTAGCAGACCCAACACCTGTAGACAATCGTTTCTACTGGGACACAAACTTACCTAAAGCTCTTGAAGATAAGATAGAGGAAGATGGTTCTACTACTAAAGGACTTAAAACTCAATATGTAGCTCAAGTTAAAGACACAGCAGGTAAACTACTTAACGCTACAGACTGGTATGTTATCCGCAAAGCTGAACGCAATGTAGAAGTACCTTCAGAAGTAGCTCTAAAACGCACACAAGTCGTTGCAGAGGCTAATAGATTAGAAGTTGGTATCAAATCATCAACTACTGTAGAAGCTCTTATAGAGGTATTAAACGCACAAAACTGGGGTGAGTAATGGCAATTCAAAGAGTAGCATTTACAGAATGGTTACCAGACCAACCTACAACGACTGGTGCTTTATTAGAGGCTAATAACGTCTATCCACTCACAGTAGGATACGCACCATTTCCTGCATCAGCAGACTTATCTAGTGCTGCTAGTGAGGCTCTTAATAACGTAGTAGCCGCTAAATATCAATTATCTACAGAACTCTTTGCGGGTGGTGCTACTAAATTATTTAAATACAATGGTACAACATTAGCTCTTTCTGATGTAAGTAAGAGTGGTGGTTATACTGGCTCTGATAGATGGGCTTTCACACAATTTGGTGAAACTTTACTTGCCACTAATAATAACCAAGTCATACAAGCATGGACTATAGGCACATCTACAGCTTTTGCAGATGTATCAGCATCAGCACCTAAAGCCAAATTTATAACTGTAGTGCGTGACTTTGTAGTCGCAGCATACATAGATACAGAAGCTAACAAGGTAAACTGGTCAGACATTAATGATGAAACTGATTGGGTGTCAGGTGGTGCAAGTCAGTCAGACTATCAGTTGATCGCCGAAGGCGGGAACATAGTTGGCATCACAGGTGGGGAGTTTGGTCTAGTCTTATTAGAACGAGCTATTGTAAGAATGTCCTATATTGGTAGTCCTTTATTCTTTCAGTTTGATGCAATCAGTAGAAATTTAGGATGTAACTCACCTGGCTCAATTACACAATATGGCAATATGACATACTTCCTAGCGGATGATGGTTTCTATTCTTGTGATGGACAACAACTCTATAATATTGGTAACGATAAGGTAGACGAATACTTTTACAGCACTTTAAATACTGCTTTATCAGATACTATTAGTTCTGCTGTAGACCCTGTAAATAATATTGTAGTATGGAATTATCCTAATACTTCAGGTGGTCGTTCACTTCTTATTTATAATTGGCTAGTTAAAAAATGGTCAAGTGCTGATACCACTACAGAATATGTAGCTTCTCTAGCAAGCACTACTATTACCCTAGAAGGTTTAGATGCTTATGGTACAGTAGACTCTATTACTACATCATTTGATAATAGGTTTTGGGCAGGTGGTAAGTTTATTTTTGGTGGTATAGATAACACTAAAATAGTCACCTTTACAGGTGCTAGTACCACAGCTTCTCTTGTCGTAGGTGAATTAGAATTTGGTTATAACTCTGTCGTTACATTAGCAAGACCACAAATAGATAATGGCTCTGCAACAGTTTCTGTAGCTTCCAGACGTGAACTAGATGACACTATTACATTCTCAACAGGTGTTGCAGCTTCAGCAGAGGGCAGAGTACCTTTAAGGTCTTATGGTCGTTATCATAGACTTAAAGTCGTGCCTACAGGCTCATGGACACATTGTATAGGGGTAGATGTAGACTCTACTACTAATGGGAGCAGATAATGGCTCGTGATATGTACCGCAAGCTAAACCCTACAGGTTCAGAGCCTAGAGATATTAGCACAGTTGTAAATGGATTAATAGAAGGCAAGTCTAATAACACAGGTGAATTTGTTACAGCTACTAGCACAACCACTACAACACTTACTGATGAACGTATAGGCTTTAACTCGGTCATTGTATTTATGCCATTAGATCATAATTCATCTCAAGAATTAAAAGACATATATTTTGATACCTTTGCACAAGGTAGTTGCACAGTCCATCATGGAAGTCATGGTGTTGCAAGGAATTATCGTTATATAATAGTAGGATAATGAAACTTAAATACGTCAACCCTAATGAATTAAAACAAATTTGGAATCAGATTAAACCAAGCTTAGGTGAAATAGCTGAACTAGGTGGTGACTGGATTCCAGAAGATGCTTATTGTGATATTAAGGTAGGCAAGGCTCAACTATATCTAGGCATTAAAGACGGTTACTTTATAGGTTACATTATAACACAACTTATAAATAACTCACTTCATGTATGGGCTGCTTATAGTCAGTCACATGACATACTGTCAGAAGGTTTAGCAGAGATAGCGGAAATAGCACATAAGTCTAATGCTAAAGACATAACATTCAGTTCTTACCGTAAGGGCTTTGAAAAGATTGCACCAAAATTGGGTTTCAGACCATACACATGGAGGTTTGAGTGTTAAAGTTTTATGTAGTTCCTACATCACATATCCAACAAACATGGGACAAAGTAGAGATCATGTTAGATAGAGCTATGGCTCATTCTGGTGGTGAATATGACCTTGACCAACTTAAAGTATTGCTTACGCAAGGGAAGCAAGTTCTTTGTGTAGGTACAGAAGAAGATTTAATAATTAAATGTGCTATGACTATAGAGTGGATTAATTATCCTAACGACAGAGTAGCATTTATAACAGCTATTGGTGGTAAAACAGATAAAAAAGGCTTTGGTGAATTTGAGCAATGGGTTAAAGTTAATGGTGGTACAAAAATACAGGGAGCAGCTTTTGAAGCAGTAGCTAGGCTTTGGAAGCGTGCTTACGGATTTGAAAACAGATATATTATAGTGGAGAAACAAATAACATGATTAATCTTAATAACTGGCTATTTAATTTAGTAGATAGTTTTACCTTTTACAAAGGCGGTGGCGGTGGAGGTGGCAGTACATCTCAAACTAATAACCAATTAGACCCCACAATACAACCATTTGTTAAATATGGTCTTGAAGAAGCTCAAAATCTTTATAAAACAGATACCCCACAATATTATGGTGGTCAAACTTATGTTGGTCCATCACAACAAACACAATCAGCATTAGAGTATGCTCAAAATAGAGCATTAGGTGGCAATCCATTACTTCCTGCTGCTCAACAACAACAATTAGGTTCTATTCAAGGTGACTATTTAAACGCTGGTAATCCATACTTTACACAAGCTCTTGCTGGACCTACTCAACAAGCTACACAAGCATACAATGACGCTATTGCTAAAGCACAAGGCTCTTTATCTATGGCAGGTCGTTATGGTTCTAACGTAGGTGCTGATATTCAAAACAGAGCAGCTAATACTTTAGCATCAACACTTGCTAACAAGTATGGTGAGTTAGCTTACAGCAATTATGCTGGTGAACGTGCTATGCAAAACCAAGCAGCGGCAAATGCACCTGCATTAGCACAAGCTGATTATGGTGATATTCAACAACTTATGAACGTAGGCAAGGCTCAAGAAGACTATTCTAAAACAGCCCTACAAGCTGACATTGATAGATTTAACTTTGAACAAAACAAACCATATCAAAAACTTTCTGCTTATCTTGGTGCTGCTTATGGTGCTCCTACAGGCACAGTATCTACTACTACTCAATCTGGTGGTGGTAAGATAGTATGTACCGCTATGAATGAGGCTTATGGCTTTGGTTCATTCCGTCAAGCTATCTGGTTACAACATTCAGCTACAATGCCTAACGCTAAACAAATTGAGAAGGGTTATCACAGATTATGCCTTCCAATAGTAAACTTTGCGTTTAATGCAAAACCAACATGGACTCGCAATATTGTACGCAAAATTGCAGAACATATTGCTAGACACAGAACAGCAGACTTATGGAAAGAAATGCGTGGTAAACGCAGAGATCCACTAGGTCGTATCTATCGTGCAATCATTGAGCCATTATGCTATGTAGCAGGTAAGGTAGGTAAATAATGGGACCTCCTATGTTAATTGGTGCAGGTTTAGGTGCTTTAAGCTCTGCTGCTATGGGCAAAAGCCCATTTACAGGTGCTTTACTTGGTGGTGTTACAGGTGGTGCATTTGGTGGTGCTGGTGGCTTTGGTAGTGGCTTTGGATTAGGTGATGCTGGTGGTTTATTATCTAATTTACAAGGTGTTGCTACTACTCCAGTAAGTATGGGTACGGGTGGATTTGCTTCTGGCATTGGTGGTCAAGTGATTCCTAATGCACTAACAAGTGCTGTGCCAGCAGTAGCTGAAACAGTTGCACCAAATCTTTCTACATCATTTATGAACGAATATGTGCCACAAAATTTAGTTACTCAAGGTACTGAACTGCCTATGTCTACAGTTGCATCACAGCCCTCAACTTATGCAGAAGGTATCCAAGACGTATATAGACCTCAATTTGAAAATATTAGCAGAGGTGCATCTGAAGGATTTACAGGCGGTGGATATAATCCTAATGGTGGTTTATTTGGTGGCATAAAAGATATGTTTGGCGGATTATCTACATCTGATAAATTAGGTTTGGGACTTAAAGGTGTTGAATTAGCAATGCAACCTACTCCTCCTATTCAACCTGCTAGTGGTGTTCAACCAATTCAACAAAAACCATTTGACCCATCATCAGCTATTGTAGCAGCTCCATCTTATGGTATAACTAAAGAAGAAGTTGCAGCTGGAAAAGTTGGACAAATAGCTTCAAAAGCAAGATTAAATGACGAAGATGAACGTAAAATACGTCAATTTTATACATCATTGATAGGATAATATTATGGCATGGTATGACGATATATTAGGAACTGGCTCAAACATCTTTGGTGCTAGACCCGCAGATTATCTTGTTGGTAAAGAAGGATTGTTAAATGAGTCTGAACAACAAAAATTATCACAAAGAGCTTTGACGTCTGGACTATTAGGCACAGCTATAACATATCTTGCTCAACCTAAAAATCAACGTTATGGTTCTGCATTACCTTATCTTGGTAAAGCATTTTTAACTGGCATGGGTCAGTCTCAAGATGTATATGATAAAGCTACTCAAGACTATTTGACTAAAACTAAAATTGAAGATATAAAGGCAACAAAAGCTAAAGAAGCAAATCTTAAATCTATATTATCTGGATTATCTTTAGACCCTAACAAACCTGTTTCAAGAGAAACTATACAAGGTCTTTATAAAACTGGCGACCCAGCATCTATTGATATTGCAAATAAAATACTTAATGCTGAAACAGATATGCAAAAACTTTATGCTCCAGTTAAAACTGGGTATAACATATTAACTAAAGATGAGGTCAAGGCATTAAACGAAAAAGGATATAACCTTAATCCTGCTGCAACATGGCAATTTAATGCTACTACAGGTCAATATGACCCAATAACAGGAACAATGCCAAGTAAAGAAACTCCTAAAGACATATATAGAACATTAACAAATGATGAAGCAATTAAAGCTGGATTAGATACATCTCGTGGTCAAAAATATCAAGTAAATTCAAGTGGCAATATTAATTTAATTGGTGGTCAAATTGCACCTCAAGATAAAGTTAGAACACCACAAACTGTTTCAAAAGCAGATAGAGAAAATGTAAATATTTTATTAGATAATGCTGGCATTACTACAAAAAATGATGTTCTTACTACAGCCGTTGCATCTAGAGCAAATAAATTAATGACAGATGAAGGTCTTGATCAAACATCAGCCATTCAAAAATCTATTGAAGAGTTAAGAAAATCTAAGGCTTTAAAAACATATCAAAATACAATTCTTGGATTCCCAACAACTAAGTCTACAGAATTTGACATAACAAAAAGTAGCGTACCTAGCACATCTAAAAAACCTTTACGTTCATTTGAGGAATAGTTCATGGCATTTAATTTAGAAGGAGCTTTGAAAGAAGGCTATTCTTATTCTGATATTGCAAACCATCTTTCTCAACAAAATAAATTTAATTTGCAAGGTGCACAAAAAGAAGGTTATTCTGACGAAGAGATTGTTAAGCATTTAATATCTAGAATAGAACAATCTAAAGAACCTGCTCCTCAAGATAAGCTAAAAGAAAGTTATGCAAAAGGTTTAACAGATATTCGTGGTATACCTGAAGACATGCCACCAGAAAATGTATTGCAATTTAGAGGACAACGACAAGCTGAACGTAGTGCTTATGATATAGCTAAAGCACAAGAAGGTATTGGCTCTAAATTAATAGGGGCAGCAGAAGCACCTCTTTCTGTAGCTGGCAAACTTCTTGGTGGATTATCTGGCGTGGCTGGTAAAGCAGTTCGTGGGGAAATGACTCAAGATAATTTAGGTTTTGAAGAAGGAACTAGATATGGTTATGACCCTAGAACTATAGCTGGTCAAGAAATTGTACAAGCTATTCCAGAAGTTATTCAGCAATCTGGTATAGAAGGACTTCCTATGCTTGGTGAATTAGAAGCACTAGCTAGTTTAAGATTTCTAAAAGGTGCACGCAATATACCGTCTACATTTAGACCAAGAGAAATCCCAGTAGTAGGTCAAGTTATTCAAGGTGCAGAAAGCGTTGCAGCTCCAATAGCTAAAGGAGTATCTAAAGCTGCTGAAATTGTTACGTCTCCTATATCTAAAGTAATAGAAAAAACATCTGAACGTTTTGGTCAATCAGCTAAATTAAAACAATACAATGATGTATTAGATAATTATGAGTTAGAGTCAGCAGATGCTGTAGTCAAAGGTATTCCTGCACAAGATATTAAACCTTATGTTTTACAAAGACTTGGTATAGATGATGCTACATTAAACAAAGCATCTAGCACGCTTAATAAACCAATTTCAATTCCTAAAACAATAGAAGAAGCACAAGCACTTACACAACTTAAAAAGTTAAGTCAATACAAAGACCCATCTTTATTTTCTAAACTACTTGAGCCTATTCAAAGCAGATTAAAAACAATAGCAGAACCTATAGCAAATAGATTAGGTCGTTATGAATTTAATATACATAATAGAACTCAACAATATTTAAATGAAGTAACTCCATTTTTATCTACTATTGTAAAGTTTGATGCTTCTATTGCAAATAAATTATCTCTTGATTTGTTTAATGGTAATTTTAATGGCGTTAGAAATACATTAAAAACTGTTGCACCAGAGTCTATTGAAAGTTTTAATAAAGTAGAAAATGCTTTAAAAAGTTTATACCAAGAACTAAAAGACTCTGGATATAAAAATTTAGGGTATGAATCTAATTACTTTCCTAGAAGAGTAAATGATTTAGAAGGATTTTATAAAGAAATAGGTGTAAAACAAAAAGGTCAAGTTGAATCTTTACTTGTTAATAAAGCCAACACACTTAAAGTAGCTAGACAAGATTTAACTGATGAACAAATAGCAGATACTATTAATAAATATTTAAGAGGGTATGGACAAAAGTCTGCATCTGGTAAACCATACTTTACTAAATCTAGAACAGTATCACAAGTAGATGAAAGAATACTTCCATACTATGCTTCACCTATAGAGAGTTTAGAAAACTATATTAGGTCTTCTATTAACAACATTGAAAAGAATAAATTCTTTGGTAAAAATGCTGTTATAGACAATGGCAAAACATTAAATTTAGATTCATCTATTGGCAGTTTAATAGCAAAAGATTTAGATACTCTTGGCGGTAGTGGTGATGAGGTTACTGCACTATTGCGTGCAAGATTTAATATGGGAGAACGTTCTCCTAGCAAGATTGTAAAAACAGCTAAAGATATTATCTATGCTGCTACTATTGCTAATCCTAAATCAGCTATTACACAGTTAGGCGATGTAGGTACAAGTAATTTTATTAATGGCAATATTAATTCTATTAGAAGTTTAGTTGGAAGTAAAACAGTTACTATTAAAGATTTAGGTCTTGATACTATTTCTGCTGAATTAAGCACAGCTAAAGGTACATCTAAATTACTTAATCAATTATTTACAATATCTGGATTTAGAACAATTGACAGACTTGGTAAAGAAACATTTATTAATGCAGCTCTTAATAATGCACGAGCATTATCTAAAAATGAAAAAGGTTTAGCAAAACTGCGTGGCAAATATGGAAATGTTCTTGGCGATGAGTTTGATAGCTTTGCTAAAGATTTACAACAAGGTAATATTACAGATAATGTAAAGTATTATTTGTTTAATGAATTAGCTGAAGTACAGCCTATTACATTGTCTCAACTTCCAAGACAATATCTTGAAAGCCCTAATGGTAGAATTTTGTATGCACTTAAATCATTTACAATTAAACAATTAGATGTAATGAAAAAAAACATTTATGATGTATATAAAACTGGCAATAAAAAACAAGCAGCTAAAAATGCAACATCATACCTTACTCTTGTAGCTGGTTCAAATACTACTGTAGAACAGTTTAAAAAATTAATTGAAGGTAAAGATATTAATTTAGAAGATATACCAGATGAGTTTGCATTTAACGTGCTTAAATTATTTGGTGGTTCTAAATTCTTATATGACAAATATCTTTCTCAAGGTAAGATTGGTGAAGCAGCAATTAGAACAGTTGCTCCTCCATTAGATATTATAACTGCACCTATAGAAGATGCAATAGGTTATTTGTCAGGCAAAGAAAATTATAAATATAAAACTCCTAGTAAAATACCATTAGTAGGTTGGGCTATACATAACTTTTTTGGTGGTGGACTTGAAAAGTATGAAGCAGAACAACGTAAAAAGAAATATTCATAAGGACAATAATGAGTAATATAGACCCATTTGAGTACGGCAAATTAACCGCACAAGTTCAATCCCTGCAAGACAAGGTAGATAGCATGGAAACAGATATAAAGTCTCTCCTAGAGCTTGCAAACAAGTCTAAAGGTGGCTTCTGGGCAGGCATGGCAATTGCCTCTGCTATAGGTGGCTTTATAACATTTATTGTTAATCATTGGATAGGAAAATAAAATGAAACAATTACTCATGGCAATTACTTTATTATTGCTGTGGGTGTTTCTTTATGATTACGCAGAAGCTAAAGAGCTTCCAAAAGAAATGAGCATGGCTACAGAAGCAGGTGAAATAGTATTAACCACAAAAGAATGTATTTTTACAAAACAAGGTTTACAAGGTTATGAATACGCTGCTTATGCAACTGACAGAGGTCATCCTAATCATGAAGGTTGTTGGAAGTCTGATAACTATGAAGGCAAGCAAGCAGTCTACATTTACTTTCCAGAGATAAACCAAACAGCAGTATTTGACGCTAAACTATTCCAACCTAAAGCCACGATATGACATTTATTACAGAGAACAACATAGCTAATCTTTATTCGGCTTTAATAGAGTTTCCTGTTTTTGACGAGTATAAACTTCCGCCTGCATCTAAAGTAGACTTTGTAATTGTGCATGATGACAGTATGTGTGGACAATACGAACCACCACAATCAGGTGAGCCACATATTATTACCATTAGCACAGCACGTCATACTCATTTGTATCCAGTCTTGATGACTCTAACGCATGAAATCATACACATGTGCGTATATCTTGATTCACCTAAAACTGATAGATACTGTAGCCATAAAGGCTTATTCTTAAAACTACAAAAGCGTGTAGCCAATCATCTAGGCTTTGACCCAAAGGAATTGTAATGACTGTAGACGAATTTTTAAAACAATATAATTTAATGCCACAACAGACTACTATAGGCAATGAAAATTTAAACTTAAATGCTTATACCTCACCTCAATTAGGTGGCAATGTTAATGCTGCAACAGAAACTCCTGTTGGGTTATTAAGTGCTACTATTGGTAAAGAAGTTAATCAACCATCTTATAGAGATTATGCTGTCACTAAAGATAATTTTAGAGGTGGTTTATTAAATACCGAAGGCAATACTTCGCCTTATGCAGAATATATTACTAATGATATTAAAGCTCAAATTATGGGTGGTAATAATCCTAATGTTAGCGGACAGTATTCAACAGATATTGCAGGGGGTAGAGGAACTATTGGCGGTCAATATGATGCTACTGGATTGGCTGCAAATGCAGCTTATCAAAAACAATTAGAAGATAATGTTTTACTAAAATTATTTGGCAGTATTAATCCTTATGATAGGTCAATGGGGTTTGAAATAAATAAACAATTTTAAGGAGCTTTAATGTTTAATTTAATTAGTTTAATCTTACCTGCTTTAGTCCCAGCATTTGCTGACGGAGCTAGAGGTCTTATTGCAAAGTTTACAGGCGGTGCAGGTGGACAACCACAGAACATAGCAGAACGTATAGAGCTTATGAAAGCAGAAGCAGAAAAACTACAGGCTTTAGCTGCATTAGATAGTCCTACTGGTGAACCTTCTAAATGGATAGTAGACCTTCGTGCTTCATTGAGATACATCATTATTAGTGCTATCATGGTGTTTACTGCTATTGTAGTATTCAACCCTGACATTGTAGGTGCTACTGTAGTTGCAGTATTCCTTGACATGACTGGAGCTTGTATGTCTTTTGTGATTGGCGAAAGAATGTACCTGACACTTAAAAAATGATAGTCTTAAACATCCTTAATTTTATTGGTTTATTTATACTTAAATTTATTGTTGTTGCTTTGTTATTTGTAGCTATGGGATTCTCTATTTTATTTATGATGGCTATGCAAATTTTAACTAAAGCACTTACACATATAGACAAAAATGTTGATTGAAGTAAAAAGATATGAATTCAATGATACCTATACTGTAGGTAGAATGTATATCAACAATGTTTATTTCTGTTACACCCTAGAAGATGTAGTCAGAGAAGGTAAAAAGGTAAATGGCAAAACAGCTATTCCTGCTGGAACTTACGATGTTATTATTGATGACTCTGTTCGTTTTGGCAAACCAATGCCACACATTCTTAATGTACCTAATTTTACAGGCGTAAGAATACATGCTGGCAATACCTCTAAAGACACAGATGGATGTATCCTATTAGGTCATACCTATGCAGGTAAAGACTTTATAGGTAATTCTAAACTAGCATACGATGTATTCTTTAATAAACTTAAAGAAGATAAAACTGCATCTATTACTATTTTATAGTATATAATAGGTAAACTCATAACCAAAGGTTAATATGAAAATATTACTTATTGATATAGAAGTAGCACCAAATACTGCTCATGTCTGGGGTATCTTTGACCAGAACATCTCTATAAACCAATTACTAGAATCATCTTACACCCTCTGCTATGCAGCCAAGTGGTACGGTGAATCTAAAATTATGTTTGACTCTATCCAAAAATCTGGTAAACAAAAGATGCTAGACTCTGTGCATAAACTTCTTGACGAAGCCGATGCCATTGTCCACTACAACGGTTCTAGGTTTGACATACCCATACTACACAAAGAATTCTTACTCTCTGGTATGCCACCACCAGCACCCTCTAAACAGATAGATTTATTACAAGTAGCAAGAAGACAGTTCAGGTTTGTTTCTAACAAACTAGATTATGTTGCACAAGCTTTAGGGCTAGGTGGTAAGACAGAACATGAAGGTCATACTTTATGGGTTAAGTGTATGAATGATGATCGTAAGGCATGGAAAACTATGGAAGAGTACAATAAAAACGATGTTGTTCTGTTAGAGAAGGTTTATGATAAGTTTAAAGGTTGGATTAAACACCATCCTAATCATAATGCGTATTCCGCAAGTGTTTGTTGTCCAAATTGCGGTTCTAGCAAATTACAAAAGCGTGGTACTGCTATTACTACAACTAGACATTATCAGAGGTTTCAATGCCAGCAATGTGGGACATGGAGTCGAGCAGCAAAAGCGGAACAGTTGTCCAAAGAATCAGTTATCAGCATATAAGGAAAATAATGAATATTCAGCAATTATGTGAGCACATGGTAGGCAAAATGGTAGTAGAAGCAGAAGCCTATTACGGGGAAGACGTGCTTATTATAGTTTTAGATGACGGTAGCCATATAGAAATTAGTGGAGAAGGCTTATCCGTTTACTCTGAAGTACCAGAACTAGACGATTAAATGCCTGTTTAACGCTTGCTAAGGGGTCTAGGACGCATTATCTTTGTAAGTTGATACCTACCTATACACAAACAACTATACCCTGATATATTTGACACACAGTTACGGTGCCATTAGGTGCAAATATAGTAGTTGTTTGGCTAAAAGATTTTTCTGTATAAAAAATAGCCAATGCAGCTATTACCACAACAAATATCCAATGAATTTTATTCATCATCAAACCTCTCTAAAATAGCCTCAACTTCAGGTGGGTTTATAGCGTCTTCATCTTTAACTATTTCTAATAGTTTGTTTTTATACCATTCAGACTTTTGCAAATCTTCCTCAAAATTGCCTTTAAAAGGGTATCGTAAGTCGTATTTCATCTTACAACCTTTAAGGTATCCAACAAACTCTTCTTTCGTCAAGCGACTAGCAATAACATCTATCGCTTCAATTCCGCCTTGTAAATAATGCTTTGGGTGGTTCACGTTATCCATCATCATCCTCCATATATTGTTTAACTTCAACTTGAATAATTGCTACAATTACCATTGCTATTAATATTACTGCTGGTGCCATCAAAAAATAAATCATAGGTTACCCCTAATATATTTAAGTATTCCATAATTATACCCTCGCATTGTACACTCTATTAGCGTATAGTCAAGTAATAATTCATCAATTCTACGTCTATTGTATGCAGAATGAAACTCTATTAAAAATATAATAGGAAAGTTTACTAGGTTTTCAAGTATCTCAATCTCTGCACCCTCTGTATCAATCTTCATAATGTCGCATGGTGGCAAGTTCTTTGCACTCATCACCTTAACTAACTCACCCTCTTTAGCTTGCTCTTCACCTTCAAACATACTGGCTTCACCACAATTATTTAATCCATAATACATCTGACGTTCACCATCATCTTTGCCTATAGCAAAGTTCCTAATGGCTATATCCGTTCCTTCTGTATTTTGTCTTAACAAATTATAGTTTTCTTTTATAGGCTCATAGCAATCTATCTTTGGCTTATCAAAGTACTCATGTGCCCATACTGCAAACCCACCTACGTTAGCACCAATGTCTATAATATATGGACTTGGCATAGCACCTATAGCATACTCACCTTGAAATATCTTCCCTACATGACTAATCATGTTATTAGGTATTATCATACAAGCCTGCCACTAAATTGATAAGTACCTGTGTGACCTAGTTGAGCCCATGCTGCACCCCAAACCTTAATACCATTGTCCCTAGCTAGTTTACAGAAATGATAATCCTCACTTAACAAATGATTTTGCTCATCAATGCTAGTGGTAAAGTATTCTGTAACCTTGTCACCCAAATCAGAGTTATCATTCACATCACTCATATTGTGTGTATAAGATGGGCACTTGTCTTTTAGCTTATCAAACACCTCACGTTTAATTAACATAAAGCCTGTACCACCATGTTTAATCTCAAATGGCTTATCTAAAGGCACAAGTTGTTTCTTAACATCACCTACCATGTTGACTACATATTCACCTGTAAAGTATTTAAGTTGGTCTTGTGGTACTTTCTTTTCAATAGCATAAGCCACACCACCCCAGTTAATTTCTTTCTTAGGGTAAAGACCACATATAATTTCTACGTCAGAGTCAATCATTTTTAATAAATCTTTTGCCTCAAACTGTATATCAGCATCAATAAACATTAAATGTGTAGAGTCGCTTTTTAAGAAATCATTTACTAAAGTATTGCGACCTCTGGTAATAAGGCTCTCATTGTATAAAAATGAAAAGTATGCGTCTATGTCTTTAGCATTAAGCCACGCTTGCAGCTTTAACATAGACTCTAAATAAGTTCCATAACATAGCCCGCCATACATAGGTGTTGCTATAAATAAGTTTGGTTTAATCGCCACCGTAAGCCTCCGTTAATAACTTACTATTGTATTTCTTTGTGTTATTGACTTTAATAATATTCTTTGTATCTGGAATAAGTGGCGTAATAGTTACATTATGAAGTTTCAATTTAAGGTCTTTAAGCCATGACAGTTCTGTAGGTTCAGACGACATAAGCCCAGACCATACAAGTTTCCCTGTGCTGTCAAACTCTTCTACAAGCCATGCTATAGGTTTCATTAATAAAATACCATCCTTCCTATGTGGACTACTTTCTTTTTATTCCAAACAAATCTCATATCTATACTATCATCATGGAAATAAAGACTATTCGCAACGGGGTTAGAATACTTCTTAAAAACCAATGTGTCAAGTACAAGTAGCTTAGTTTTTAAAAACATTCTTTTGTTAGGTTTAGCTTGCTTGCCATTTAACATGTTCGTTACCCCTATAAACTGCCCACGAGCATACACAACTTCGCAAGCGTCTTTGCCAAACCGTTTAGACCTAACTCTATTAGCAATGACATGAATGACTCCTAGCTTCTCCTCTAATGACTGAGTATTGACCTCTGTATAGACTGCTGTGGCTATGCAATGAACGTCATGCTCTGTAAGGTGCATATCCATTATGGTTTGTAAATATTATAAACAAGAGGATGAATAACATCTGCACCTATTATATCTATAATCTTTTTCCTAATAGAATCTTTATGCACATTAACTATAAAACAGCATGAATCTAATAATTCGCTATTAGTAAACAACCATTTAATAGCATCTATTTTGTTTTCAAAATTAATCTTATGCTGATACTTCATATTTTTAGTACCTGTTCTATTAGGTGTGTGTCTATATAAAGCATCTTCTACTGCTTGCGTTAGTATACATGTTAGCAACTTACCCTCTGGGGTATGTGCCAGCATACTATTATCATCAAAATCTATAATCTCTTCCATAATGTCTCCGTATTTTCATTAGGGTAATCTAAATGTTTCTTCCTTGCTTTTGTATGTAAAATTCTTCACAATAATACACACAAGCTATGTTGCTTGTATTTTATTAAGGACAAAATTATGTGGACAAAACCATCAGCTACTGAAATGCGTTTCGGCTTTGAAGTTACAATGTACGTTATGAACAAATAGTTATTGCACTATGGGGATGCTCCTAAAAAGGAACATCCTCATCTATTGCTTCTTGTTTAGGTTTAAAGTCACCTTCTTTCATTTGTACAGAGCCACTAATAAACTTCCCCTTAGCACTCTCTCTTATCCAACCACTAATTCTAAACTCAATACCATCTACGTTAGCATTGCCTGTATAGTCTGGTCGTTTCGGGTTATCGCCTTTATCATTCTTAAATAAAGTAAACGTGTTTGTGTTGTCATATTCTGCCATTTTATTTCCTTTGTGTTTTATAAAAGTTTGCTACTGTTTCACCTGTAAAATTATTAGGATTCTTTTTAATCAAAGTACCAATAACTTTATCTAACTTTGCCATCTGCTTCTCTTGCTCTTCAATATTTAGCAAATCAAATGTTTCTGCGTGTAACCCACTAGACGCATTTACTAACATCTGTCTTTCTAAGTCATTAAACATTACTTAATCTCCTTCAGTTTATTAATTACATCATCCACTTCTTTTAAAAACTGCTTTACTTCTGCCTCTAATTCTTGTTGATATGCTGGGTCTGCTTCTATACGCTTTACAAATATCTGTAAATGCTTTGGAAACATTGGGTGATAGCTTACAAAGTCACACCACTTACGACCTGTTACCAAAAGTTGAAACTGTACCTGAGGAACGTATTTACTTGGAATATCTTGTGTCATCAATGTCTCAGTATGCGTACTTCCCATAGGACATTTAATCTCAAGAATACCATCATCACCTACCATACCATCAGGACTAGCACCAGCTTCCAAAGTGGGATGCTTAACGAATCCCACCTCTTCCACTCCCCCATGTTCTTGCACATATCTATCTCTAGCAAACTGCTCTCTATCTATACCGTCTTGCATTGCTTGGTTAATATAGGACTCTTGCCTTTCTCCAGTCAATCTTTCGCTTACTAACTGAATTTTGTAGTTACGTCTAGATGCAGATTCACCACTCTTAATCTTTGCTAATACATCAGCTACACGACTAGCTGTAACCAAACCTAGCCTCGCTTGAAACCACTCTTCTGAACGTTGTTCCATTAGATAAAGTCCTCCGCTTTAGTATCTTTCATCTTGATAACTGCACCTGCACTAGCATCAATAGCGTCATGCTCTACAATCTCAAAAGCATTAGTCCATAAATATCTACGCAAGTAAGTTTGAACTGCACCTAAGTTCTGAACCTCATGGCAACCTTTTAAAGCTGCTGAAGACATAGGGCATTTAAACTCAATGAATTGTGTAGCATCATTTACGTCTGTAACAGTTAAAACTGCAATGTCTGTATAAAATGTGACTGTGCCACAGATACCTACCTCATTACAAATCTCTTGAATAGTAGGTAAGAAATCACCTAACTCAAAATACTTGTATCCCGCAAACTTATTATGACCAGACTTTTTAAGGTCTGCTACTTGTAACTTTAATCTTGCTTGCATTAACTTACTGTGTATGCTCATCGTCTTCTCTCCTGTTACATAATTTAACGTCTCTAATACTTCCTTTTGGTGTTGCTCCATCATCACTTGGTCGTAATGTTGTCTGTGGCTCATTTGCTTTCTCCCATTTGTCGTTAGACTCTTTAAGTTCTGCTGTGCATCTGCGTAATTCTTTTACTACGTCTTCTAGAGTAAGCGACATATAAAATATCCCCAAAATATTACTAAAAAGAACCATACCACATAATAGAACTTTTGTGTAAACTTTTTTTGTAGTCTGTCATTAGTAATGATTCTCATAAATTTATCTATATTCATATTTACTCCTAAACTTGAAAACACACTATACTCCTACTTTAATAAATTGTCAATAAGTATTTTAGTAGGGGGTATTTATCCGACTTTTATAATCCTTGACAAGATTTTAATAAGGTGTTATAGTCGCCATTCATTTCAATCAAGGAGAGCAACATGACCTTTCAAGAAGCTGTAGCACACTTTAATAACTCAAGACGTAAGATGGCATATGCCTTAGACCTTTCCATTCAAGCAGTTCAGAATTGGGCAAAGAATCCTGAAAAGCCAATCCCAAATAAAAGAGCAGAACAAATTGAAGAGCTTTTAGTTAAACGTAGACAATCAGAAACTATTCCAGAATAGGAGACAATATGATGCCGAGAAACTGGAAGAAATTCCAGCACTATAATAATAGATGTCCTCCTTGGATTAAGGTGCATAATGACTTATTAAAGAATCCAGATTGGTTTGCATTAAAAGATAGTAAAAGTGCTTGGGCTTTAATAAATATTTGGCTGATTGCATCAGAAGATGTTGATGGAAATTTACCAGATAACAGAACGCTAGCATTTCGCTTGCAAATGACAGAAGGTGAATTGAATAAACATTTATCTGTATTAAATCAATGGCTTATTGAGAATGATAGCATCATGCTAGCACCATGCAAGCAAAGTGGGGTTACAGAGACAGAGACAGAGAGAGAGACAGATATACATGTCAGTAGATTTAATGACTTTTGGAAAGAGTATCCAAGTAATAGAAAAGTAGGTCGTAAGCCATGTGAGACGAAATGGAAAAGAAATGGCTTAGATAAGATTGCAGATAAGATTATTTACCATGTAAAAGAAATGAGTAAAACTAAATCATGGAAAGAAGGATTTAACCCTTCACCACTAACTTACATTAATCAAGAAAGATGGGAAGATGAATTACAGAAAGTTAGAAATCCATGGGATGGTGCTAAATGAATATAGGTGAAGCATTAGAAAAATTAACCGTTAATAAGGAAATCATAAATGAGTATTATAAAGGTGAAAATGCAAATGCAGAATTTCTCGTTAAGAGTACGGATGTTTTTACTGAAGATGTCGTTCGATATTTTAATTCTGAAATACACTCTGGCAAATCTTTGGGCTTCCTTAAAACGGAAGATGACTTCAAAATAAGACCTGCTGAATTAACTGTGTTGACAGGAGTGTCAGGGCATGGTAAAAGTATGTTCTTGTCTCAAATTATTTTATCTTTAATGAAACAAGATACTAAATGTTTAATTGCTTCTTTAGAGATGAGACCTGTATTAACTCTTGCTCGTATGGTGCAACAAACATTAAAGTCATCAGAACCTACAGATGAATATGTAATAAAGTTTTGTGATACTGCTAAAGATAAATTATATCTTTATGACCAAACAGGCTCTACTACATCAGAAGATATGATTGCTACATTGTATTGGGGTAAGCATGTTTTAGGTGTAGAAGTGTTTGTAATTGATTCTCTTATGAAAATGTCAGATATATCTGAAGACAATTACGATAGACAAAAACTTTTTATAGACAGACTTGCTACAACTTGTCGTGATTTAAACGTGCATGTATTCTTGGTTGCACACACTCGTAAGATGTCAGATGAAACCGTAGTTCCAGATGCTACTCATATTTTAGGCAGTTCGCATATTCGTAACCTTTGTGATAACATCTTATGTGTGTTCCGCAACAAGAAGAAAGAGTATGATATTGAACATGGTGATAAAACAGAAGAAGAGTTAAAGGGGTTGCCAGATTGTGTTGTTTATTTACAAAAGCAACGTAATTATCCTGTAGAGGGTAAGTGGTCTTTTTGGTTTGATAAAAAAAGTTTAAGTTACAAGGAGAGTCCTAATGCAAGATAAATTAACAGACGCACAAAAACTAGATAAACTTTTAGCCATTGTTGACTTGTTAAACATGGAAATAAAAGGTCTTAGATCATTAATCATTTACACTTATAAGGAGAAAAAAAATGACACCATATCAAGTTAGAAAACAATGGCGTATTAAGTTACATGCTAAACGATGTGCAGATTCAAACCAAACTGGCGAAAGATATAATCGTGATGCTAAAGTTTTAAATAGATGTATGAGTATTTACAAGATAGAAGGTAGAAAAGCAACATGGGGACAATAAATAATTTTATACTTAAATGTAAAGAATTATTTGGTGATGACATTGCTTACAAGGCAACTTCTAAAGACGGTGTAGTATTTAAAAGTAAATGGAAGGACAGTTATGATAAAGTGGAGTCTAAATCAACAGAACCTAAACAATTTATTAGAGAAAATAAAAGCACTTGATTTTACTAAACGATGGAGGGTAAACATTGTGGAAGAGAAAACAGTTAGGTCTTTAGAGCAGAACGAAAGGCTATGGGCATTGTATGGTTCAGTAGCTAATCATCTTGGTGAAGACCCTACTACAATACATGAGCTTATGGGGTATAAGTTTTTAAGAGAACAACGTGAAATATGTGGTAATCCTGTAGAGCTTATTAAGTCAACAACAAAGTTAGATAGTAAACAGATGGCGGAATATCAAGAAAACATTGAACGTTGGGCTAGTCAGTTAGGTTGGAGTTTTGAGTAATTACAGAAACAAAAAACTACTTGAATTAGTTCGTGAGTTTCCTTGTGCTATGTGTGGTAGAGAAGACGGAACAGTATGTGCTTCTCACTCTAATCAACAAAGAGATGGCAAAGGCACAGGAATTAAGGCACATGATTATCGTATCGCTAGTCTTTGCTATGCCTGCCATGATATGATAGACAATCACAAAGAGTTAAGTAGGGCAGATAAAGTAGAAGCATGGGAACAAGCTCATCGTAAAACTATAGGTTGGTTATTTGATAAGGGGTTAATTAAAATTGGGTAAAGGTTCTACAAGAAGACCATTGTTAATTTCTGAGCAACAAGCAGAAGACAATTGGAATAAAATATTTAAAAAAGATTACGAATACGAATTAAACAAGTCTAGTGGTGAAGTAGAAAAGCGTTTTCTAGATGGCATATCTAAACCTAACGAAAGTCAATTTGATGGCAACTAGCCCAACGCAATTAAGCCTTAAACTTTTAAGAGAACAAGGATATACGGTTGACATTACAGAACACTGGAATCCATTTAGCCGTCAACGCAGAGACCTCTTTAATTTTTGCGATATCATTGCTCTTCGTGATAAAGAAATAGTATTTGTTCAGACTACAACTGCAACAAACGCATTGGCACGTTGTAAAAAGATAGCTGATTCAGAAGCTATCGGTGCTGTTCGCAAAGCTGGCATTACAGTGTTAGTTCATGGGTGGTTCAAGAATAAAAGCAATCGTTGGGAGTGTAAGGTCAGAGATGTATCATAAGGAAAAATATGGAAGCTAAAGGTAGAAATTATAATGTTAAAGGTCGTTTAGTTAATGTAGAAAAAATGCGTAGTTTAATTTTAGATATTTTAAACGATAAATCATTAACCATTGCAGAGTTATCTAAAGAAATGGGTATGGAACACAGAAAGGTTCAGTATATTGTATTGAACATGAAAAACTTAGGCATGTTAAATTCTACTAAACGTGAGCAACAAGGACAACATAAAATATACAAATATTTTAAACCACAAACTAACTTATTGCAATCAATATTACACCCTATGCCAGACTTTAGCGACAGGATTAAAAGCATTTATATCCACACAGAAGAGGAAGCTAATGCACATAGATAGGCTTAAACAGATTTTAGATGATTGGGCATTGTGGCATAGAGCACCAAGCACACGTTTAGGCTATCCAAGCAAGTCTTTAGGTATGATTTCAGGCGGTGAGTCTACAAGCGATGCCTTTGAGGATATGGTAGGGCAAATGGACATGACTAATGTTAGGACAATAGATGCTATTATAGATAGCCTACCCTCCAAACAAAAGGAAGCCGTCTATACTAGGTATTTAAAAACTCGCAAATCTCTCAATTATGAGCATGAGTTAATGATGGCTATGGATAACCTACTGACTATAGCTTCAAGGCGTATAGTCGCTTGACACAAGTATTTAATTGTGGTATAATCACGCTGTTGGGATAGTCTCGCCCACAATCTCCGTAGTTTTTAACCCTTTATTGATAAGGGTTTTTTTATTTATTATTATGTTTTAATTGTTTTTGAATAATTGATTCAGCTTCTTTTTTAGTGTTAAGAAAATAATAGTTTTTAATTGTAGAGTGATTATAAATAACTACATCATTTAAAAAGCTAGATAGTCTTTTATTGGTAAAGTTAGCAATAGTCCTATTTTTAAAGTCTATAACATACATTTTAGGTCTCCTTGATAGTCAATAGCGTTTTTAATAGAATATTCAATAAGATTATAAAGTTCCTCGCCATATTCAGTATTGCGAGTGCCATCTTTATTATCTGGGTCATGCTCAATACATTTTTTAGCAATGTCAAAATGGCTTACAATCTCAAAGTAAACCTCTTGGGTAATAGTGCATACTTGGTCTAAATCTAAAATATCTGTAGTCATAATGCCTCCTTATAAGTAACTCATAAAATTATTAGGTCTAAATGACATGGTATTGTTTAGCCATTCAGTATATAAGTCTTCCGCCATGTTATAAGCCTCATTTTCTGTCATAGGCTCACAATCTGCAAATGAGTAGATAAGGTTATGATTTATAAATAACTTGAATTTTTTTGTATCAGGTTCATAAGAATAAGTAAAATCACTCATTATTTTATCTCCATATTTAATATTTCAGTAGTAATTTCGGATAGTCTATAACGCATGTCTTCTAAATAAGAATTTATGGTTAAATATCCGCTAGGGGTAAAGCCTCTATTGACGTCTTCTAAATTAATGTCAATAGCGTATAAAACATCAGTAATATAATCTAAATCAGGTTGCATTATGTATTCTCCATGTTTATAAAGTTTTTAGCTTGTTTAATAGACCGAAAATTATCTCCCCAAACGTCATAAGGGTCTCCATTTTCGTCTAGTTTCCAAACGTGATAGTATTCTGTTTTCCCTGTAAAGCTATAACTGTTATTTATAAGATAATTGTTATATATAATTTGGTGCATGGTTATTCTCCTGTTAAGTTTGTCATTTCATTTTCTAAAAGTTGATTTATTTCATTAACAAATATATCACTTTTTAGGTTGCATGAGTTCTCAATGTTAAAAACCTTTTTGGCGTCTTTGTAGACGTTTGCACTTATTACCTTATAGCTATCCCCTAAATATACTTTTTCAAGCGTATAAGAGTGCTTAAAATGCGTTTTAGATGTATTCA